CGCCATAATCGCAAGTGAATCTGTGCACCTATTTTCAATGTGGTTCCTGTTATAGCGCCAAATTCTGAAAATACAGACTGCCACGCAACCCCTGGCGCTGCTGTTGTTACTGCAAAAGTTCCGGTTATATTCCCTGTCGATTGAATGACAACGTAATCGCAATTAATAATTACATTCCCTGCTCCGGTATTATCTGGATACCAGTGAAGATGTGGATATATGTCCGTTCCTTCCTGGTAGTCGTGCTGCAATTCAAAAGCGCCGTGAAGTTCGTCTATTCCTGAAGATCCTCTTAATGCATAGGTTATGACGCTAGTCCCGGCGATTGCTATAATATCAGGTTGATTTGATGCTGCTTTTGCGAGTGTCGCCCCGCCTATATTTATATCGTTCCATCTTATTTTTGTGTAATTGAACAGGTAGCTTACAAAAAACAAGCAAGTAATAAAAAGGAATGAGATGATAAAAACAATTAGTTTGTGCCCGACATGCTACAAGAAGATTGAAGCCACAATTTCATTTATTGACGGCCAGGCGATCATGCACAAGGAGTGTGATAAACACGGCAAGTTTTCTGCAATTGTCGATAAAGACGCGCAGCATGTAAGTAACTTTTATAGGTATGGTTCTCTTGGGAAAAATAGCAACATGATAATCCATATTTATGACGAATGTAATATGAATTGTAAATGGTGCTATTATGACGGTGACGGTTCTTGTAATAATGTAAGTTTTGAATACTTTGATACACTGTTACGACCGGCTTTTATGCCGATTGGATTTAACCTGATGTTATCAGGTGGGGAACCGACACTCAGACCAGACTATTTTGAATTTGTGAAAAAGGCAGTAAGTGCAGGTTGGGGAGTTTCGACAATTACCAATATGCTGAAGTTGGGATATGGCAAGTTTTTTGAACAAACGCTGAACGAAGGAAACTTTATTTACGGAATTGATGGATATCGCTTTGCAATGTCCATGCAACATCCTAAGAACTATTCAGACGAAATTTATAAAATAAAACTTCAGGCACTTGAACATTTAAAGGCAACTGGATTGAGAGCTGATTGTGTAGTTTTCTCTATTCAGGATTTATCAGAACTCTACTTTATAAAAGAGTTTTACGACAAAACGAAGACTCTTTATAAGATGCTCAGAATAAGGACAATGTTTAACAACTGGAAGAATAAGGGTGAGCAAACTATTTATCTTTCGGAATTACACAGAGCATTTACCGATAAGTTTGCAGAATATACCCCTAAGACATGTGAAAGGTCAGAAATAAGTAATATTTATTGCCTGTATATGGAGACAAACGAGGGCAGAGAAATATCTATTTCTTCCTCTCCGAATGTCCATAATGTTGACTACAATATTTGTCATAGGCCGGTTTACATGCTGGCAAATGATGGAAATGACTACTCCGTACCTGTTGCCCAGATAATCAATGAGGGCATATCGAAGGGATGGAAAGACGGTTTCAAGTTGGAGAAATAATATGTTTGGTTTATCGACGGCAGCAGTAGTAGCAATAGGTTCTGTAGTAGCAACAGGAACGGCAGCAGCCGTCGCAAATAGCAACGCTAACAAGGCCAGGGACGCGCAACAACGGGCATATGATCAACAGAGGCTAGACCAGCAACAGGCGCTAGAACAGTCACAGGGCGCTATGGAAGATTATACGGCAATGGCTATCGAGGCTCAGTTAGCCGCAGCCGGGATGAGTGCCGATGCCATAAAGTATGCCGCCGACAAGTCTGCGAAAGTCCAATGGGACATGTATACACAGTCACGGGAAGATCAGATGCCTTGGATGACTGCCGGTAAACAGGCGCTTAGTCAATTACAAACTAAAATAGCAAAAGGGCCGGGAGAGTTTACTAAAGACCCTGGTTACCAGTTCAGGCTTGACGAAGGCAATAAGAACGTCATGTCGCAAGCCGCAGCAACTGGGAACACGCAATCAGGACGGACGCTCAAGGCATTAACCGAATACGGGCAAAATTATGCATCAAACGAATACGACAAGTTTATAAATCGATATTATCAGAGCCTCACTCCTTTACAGTCTCTCGCTGGACTTGGACAAAGTACAGCTACAAATATGGCGAATAACGCAACGCAGACTGGAAATTCAATCGCCAATATCTATACAAACCAGGGGAACCAACTGGCAAACGTATCGCAGCAAACCGGGTCAGGACTCGCAAGTCTTTACATGAACTCAGGGAACCAACTAGCTAACGCATATATGGCCAGCGGAACCAATATGGGCAATTTGACAGCGCAAAATACTATATCACAGGCGCAGCTCGGGATAAACAATAATACGAACATGTATAACGCCTTTGCTGGAGGTTTAAATAATGCCGCTTTAAGCCTTGGGCAATACTACGGTAATCAGGGGGGTGGTGGCGGTGTAGGACTAATGCTAAAAGCCAAGGACGACTCCTTCAAGTTTTGCGGAAACTATATTCCTCGGTACAGGGTCAGTACCACCTATTCTATATGTTCTGTTCCTACTCTGTCCCAATGCGTCCCATCTCACTCTTCGGCCAAACTCGCCTATTTCCCCCATGCTCTCCCATCTCTCGGTTGACCATGTTTTCCCTGCGGTGTCAGAGTATTGCATCCATAGTTGGGGAGTGCCTGGGCCGTCGCCGGTATCAATGGTTATCTCAAGCATGTGGTGTTCGATCATCTTTCTTTCGGCCTGGACAGCCTGAAGAGTGAAGCGCCAGGGAGTCGGCAAGCCGTTGTCTTGATATACATCAGGCTTTAACTGATAAATCTTCCCGTTTGTGTAGTCACCGGCAAGAACCATACTCCCGTATTGAGCTATCCAGCCTGGGCGATAACGAGCGTCATTTACCCCTGAAATCCTTCTTTGCCATTGCGCGGTAGTTATATCGTACACAAGACACAACTCAGGATGAAGCATTGCATAGAATGAATGCCCGTCTTGAACGTAAAGAAATCCTCTGATTGTTTCAGGGTCGGTTAAACGGGCAATACGGTAATCGATCTGCGGCGTTGATATTACTCTCGGCACGTAACCGTCGATCATCCTGACCTGGAATGAATCGTCAACAAAGAAAGCCAGGTTTTGCCCTTCAGCAACGGAATCTTTCGCTCCGCAGCCGACAGACATATTTGCACCCTGCCGGTTATCAAATGGAAATGTTGTCGAGCCACTGTTGTAGTATGTCTGGACAGTTTTCTCACCCAAAGCAAACAAAGAATCAATAGCCGCTATGCAGGAAACAAGATTATCCGGTTTGTATTCTGCTGTTACAAAATCAAGTGCATCCCATGAAGTAAAGTCGTTAATTGCAGAAGAATATAGCTGACCTGAATCTGCTGCGACAACTACCCCGTAACCATCCTTGAAGCAACACGCTTTTGGAGTAGGAAAGTCAGCGTCAAGAATCCTGGTCATTTTATTTGTTGACTTCGTGTAGACATACCCATATGTGCCATCTATCAGCATTATTTGGGTAGGATTCTCAGCAAAGTTGACAGCGCCTACTGTCGTCAAAAGCGTGTAAACCTTTTCCTTGACTTCATTTACTGTATTTATCCGGTAGACGTTATCGCCGACTACCGCAAGGCAATATGACGGGTACATGTAACCGCCACGCCCCTCGCCCATGCCTGAGACATCAATATACGTTTCGCACCCTGGCGTATTTACAAGGATGAATGGCGACACACCGCCCTGGATATCCGCCTCTGCCATCATGTTAACGAGTTCCTGGCAGTTTGCCGTCCCAGACCGTCCGTTATAATCGCCTAGCGTGAGAGGGATGTTCATGCAAAAAATACCGATGTTTTTTCTTCGTCGTAAATCATTAAGGCACTCATCATCTGATCTGCCATTATTTTTACATCTGCCGGGACAACTCCACCTTTATATTTTGGTGCTATGACCGTTGCCAACTGATAGCCAAGGCACAAAACCCATTCTTTCGGTAAGTCTGGATTATTACCCTCAGAATCAAAATCCTGAATCGGTCTTTGTGTGGTAATTATGATTGTACTTTCTGTTGCGGTCCCTGTCGGCCAAACATAAAGCACTCCTGAGTCCCGTTGGTTATCGTAATAAACGCAATTTGCCGGAGCCTGAAGAGTTTTGTTTGGAATTGACATATATTCCTCTCTTGGCTCGACAACTATCGGGATTTCATTGCCTCCGGTCTGGACTCGACGAGCATGAGAAACTTGCATCGGTTTGGGAATATTTATTGTTAACCCAATTCCGACAGTATATGATGGAGTTCCTGGTGTTAAAGTTACCGTTGTATCAGAAACAAGCCATAATCCCTTATGTGTTGAGAAAAGAGACATTAATTCGTTTAATTTTCTTTTTCCGTAAACATACTTGTCAGCCGACAAAGGCTGGCTGTCGTCAATAACCCCGATATGAGAAAAAGCATCGGTAATTATCTCAACCATTGTTGTTGTCTTATCGTAACTGCCGGAAGTAGTCATTATTAATCTATGGTGTAAGTGATGTTTAACGACAATCTATCGCTAGTGTCCCAAGTGAAGGGAACAGCAGCAGCCCAGGTATTGGAAACCGCTTCGCCGCTTGTCATAATTAGCGATATATCACCAGTGTTTTTGGTCAAATAGCAAGTTCCGTTATAGATTTTTGTGCCTGAACTATCGTAAGCCTGTGCTGTACCTATCGCCCCGGCAAGAGCAGAACAGTTAATGGGCAATGTAAACACCCAACCTCCTGTACCGAAAGTTGTTGTCGTCCCTGCTGTGAGTTCGATGTTTGCCTGAATGAGATTGCCTCTTTGGATAATTATTCCAGTTAGCGTACCATTCCCCAGGCTTGCCGGTGTTGCGACTGTCCATGTCGGGGTAAAAGATGTTATCGCTTCGGTGCTTGATCCACTGCCAATATTCCCAAACATTTTTGAAGCAGTTGTTCCAAACGTGGCAATTCTTTTTATTCCTGGCGAAGTGTAATTTACGGTATCGGGAATGACATTTCCTACGTAGGTATTTAATGAAGGGTCAAATCCGTCATTTTCCTCCATTATGGCATAGCTAGGATTATTTCTTACATCGTTTTTCCTGAACGAATTACCAACAAAACTATTACCTGTTGGTGCGTATCCTGTTCCCCTGACGATAATGTCGGAAACATCAGTACCAGTATCGTTTGTTCCGCAGTTTATAAAGGTATTATTGCTGACAACGAAATTTATAGGATCAATCAAAAGGAATGTAGAATAGTCAATGTTGTAGGCGGTGTTGTTGGAAATAACATTCCCAGCCCCATTATTAGAATAAATCCCTATTCCACGATCATCAAAATAACATCCGGTGACTTTGCACCCATCAACGGCGTTCAGCCAAATAGCCCCATAAGTACGGCTACCAACAAGGTCATACATGTCAGATATGGTGGTATTGCTACCGTTCACCTTGATGCCAAAATCGCCATTATGCCCGAAGACATGCCCGCCGCTGATAATTGAATCAGTGCAATCTATCTGTATTTTACCCTGGACTCCGGTATTGATTATGCTGTTAAGAAATACGCCAGTTCCGCTGCCAAGATGTATGCCGCCACCATTTGCCGAGTTATAATCAGCATCAAGTAGCTCGTTAACAAATGTGCAATTTTCTATCCTTGCGAAAGTAGCCTCTTCAAAGTGAAGTTGGAAATTGGTCATTCCGGCTCCGGCAACAACAGCCAAACTATTCTCGAACCTAATATCCGAAACAGTCAACCCGTATATAGGCACTCCTGTGCCTGGTGCCGTAGATTCCGCATGAAGAGTGATTAT